ACACCATGTTCCAAAGCATCATCTCCATATCAGCACTTCCACGCCCGTAGGCTCTTGTTGATACGGCTGTTTGGATCGTTAGCGGTTTTAGCGCTAGTTAACTTTTTTTTCATACCCGTCATGCGGGCACAGAATGATTTTTTGCGCGAGCCACCTTCTGGCTGCGGAGCCTTCAAGCCGGGCTTACCGGGGTTAGCAGCGTTATACGATGCCCGCCCCTTCGCGTTTAGCCCACCTTTTGGGTTCTTTCCCTCTTTGCGTTGCCACGCAGGAGTCTTAGCCATTACATCACCCGTAGATCAAGACTACAGAAGCGGTGTTAGTGATGGTTCCGTGAAGATTTCCGGTTTTAATCAAAATGCCTTCACCCGGCATTGGGATCATTACATATCCGGTATCTACAAGGGCTGGTGTATTGACGGTAATAACAATACTGCCGCCTGAACCGCCCTCACGGACAACCACAGAGCCAGCGGTAGCACCGCAAACTGCATATATTGTCTTAATACGAGAACGAGGAATGACGTTATCGTTTTGATCTTTAAAATCACCTGTAGACGTTAACGGTTTAGTCGCTAGTACGTCATATTGCATTGATGCCATTTTGGTTCTCCGTATCTGTGGTTTCTAACTTAGCAAGTTTGGCTTTTAATTCCAAAATTTGCTTTGTTTGAGCAGCCACTAGGCCCATAACATGATCTCGTTGGGATTCCAGAAGTTCAAGCATTGCCTGAACCTCTGGGTCTTTATGAGTCAGCATTAGACTAGAACTTGTTGCCAGAGACCTGCGGAGTCAGACACAAACAATAGCCCGTCAGTAGAATCAATACCTAAAGAACCTTTGCCTACACCTGATGCAGCACCGTCTGCAAAGTTACCAACTTTAATGACAACAGGGGCCGCTGCGCCGTCATTAGCCAAGCGGATTTCAGCAGTCTTGTAAGGAATAACTCCAGAAGGTCCACCGCCATCAGCGATGGGATCTTGCATCTTCAGGTCAATACCGTAGTCAAAACCTGAACCAGCGGTAGTTTGAGCCATTGCAACACCAAAAGCGCAACGAGCGGTAGTTACACCGGAGTCACCAGCCATGAACGCCATCACAGCGGCATCGCCAGACAGGGTATTAGTATTAACAATACCCATCACACCAGCCATCAGGCCGTTGTTGCTGTAAGTGCCAATAACTGCAAAATTACCAACTACACCAGCCATGTGGTTAAAATTAGTGGTTGGGAGTGTTGCAAACGGAGCACCGGTTTGGGTGCGCCCGAACATTCCATAAGCCTCACCGGGAGTTTGAAATGTGCTAGAACCAAATCCGACAGTTGGCTCAACCCGGGAATAGAAACCATAAGCGCCGGTGCCTTGGTCAACTTCAATGACCTCACCAGCATTAATAGTGGTGGGGGTTACTGGATTTTGTGGATCCGCATTACCGCCCTGATAACCAGCCCGAACTGGGCCTGAAAAAGTAGTACGTGCCATGATAGACCTTTCGTGTTGTAGCACATCCCGGCGCAGTCTCTACAAAGTCTGCTAGGTCAGTCTGTGCCGGTAAAAATTCCTAGTACCTAAATATTAAACTGTTTAAACAAAAAAAGGGGGTTTTTAGGCCCCCTTTTTTCATTACGCTCCGGGCGATCCAAAAACTCCTAATGGATCTGAGAAGCCAAACGAATAACGCTCACGAGCCTTGTAACGGACGTTACCCGTGTCGAAGTCTCCGTCCATCGATGTTGCCATCGGCATACGAACGAAGTGCTTCAGACCGTTAGGTACGTCTGTGCACAAGAACCAAGCATCGGCATCCGTTAGATAGTGGTTAACAGAGTAACCCTCTGGGATAGAACCGTTGTTCTTCAGAGCGTTGATGTCGTTATCAGCCGTACCAACACGGAGTTCAGTCTCCAAGAGGCGGGTTGCAATAAACATCAGGCTGGGAGGAACAATCAACTTACGTGGTTTTGCGGCAATCAGCAGACCACGCTCATCCGTCCATGCAGCGATCTGAATAACAGCCGCCTCAAGGGAGGTCTCATTCAGGTCAGCGGGGGTGGAAGGCTCGTTGGAGTTCACACCACCAGAAACAAGGGGATGCTGGGTCGAGAACAGTTCAACTCCATCACCGCCGGGGAAGGCAGGGTTGAAGCCGTTGTTCAGAACGTTTGCAGCCTTAACTTGCTTGGTGTAAGCCATAGCACGAGCCAAAGCCTTGGTGTACCGAGCGCTGAGTGAGTCATAGAGGTTGTCCTCAATTGCCTCTTCAGTCAGGGAAAACCCTAGTGCAATGGTTTCGTGGTTGTATCGGGCAGAAAACGCTTCCTGTGCGTTGTCATAAGCGATGGCAGAGCCTTCGTTTTTGACCGGCGCAGCAGAAAAGCCCGACAGTTTTGTTTCTTCTTCAAAAGAACGCTCAGAGGTCTCAGTTTCAAAGATCTCTTTGTGTTCTTCACCGTACTTGTTGTACTCCAAGCCAAACAAAGCGTTTAAGCCCGGGAGCAACTCTTTCAGTAGTTGGGCACGAGAAATAGCCATTTAGTCGCTCCTTATACGCCAGTTGAGTTGGTGTACTGATGCGTCCCGATATTTATCTTAACGATAAACTCGACGAATGCGTCAGCGCCGGTTGCTGTCTCCCTGACCACATCAATAATACGGATGGGCAGAGTATTTGTGGTGTCTTGAGTTCCTTCATCAATCGCCACAGCGGAGTTACCAGTAATGGTAGACCCGGGGTTTTGAATTAATGCAATGTTGTTACCAATGGCAGAAATGCCCATTGCGGCAACAGTAGTGCCAGAGGAACAAGAAACCACTTGAAACAACGTGTCAGGATCATCAGCAACATAGGCAAAAATCTTAGTGCCTGCCGCTACTGCCTGACTAGCAGGGTAAAACTGTTGAGTCTGAACTTGACCGGTAGAAGCATTGGTAAAGGTACAGCCCAGAAACACGCCATTGGGTGTTGCCGTGGTGGTTCCTGTGTCCTTTTCAATCGTTCCATCAGCCACACGCTTTACTAAATCGCCATAAAAAATGTTCGTTGCATAGCCGACGTTATTCGTCGTTGCAATTTGCATTAGGCGAGTTGACCCCGCAAAAACCTGACCGCCAATTAAATTGATCGGCTTCAGGCCATACGGAGCAGATACGGTTGGATAAGCCATATTAAACTCCTAAAAGGTTATTTACCATTTCCAAACGACGTTGTGGATTTTCTCTCCCTAAAGAGCGGCATCCTTGGGTCGTTCTCTCTCATAAAGTTATTGTCTACAGACTCCATCTGATCTCTATTTTTCTTTGAAAAGTGTTCTTTTCGTTGATCCATAAATTCTTCAGGGGCCTTGCAAAGCAACAATCCTGCGACCTCAATGTTGTCCTTAAAACGACTGTTGGGGTCTATTAACATCTGGAACTTGGGTTGTTCTTCAATCCTTACCGGCTCCCAGCCTTCCCGCAGTTTGGCGGAAATATTGCGTGGGTCTGCTAGATTTAAGGTTGAAACACGTACCCACCTATACGCATAACCGGGTTCTTTATCTGGCTCAGGCAGTGTTGATGCTGGTTGCCATGCCTTTGGGCGCTCGGTTTGTGTACGGTTTTGAAGTTCGCGTGCAAGTCTGTTTTCTGCCATTTTAGTTCTCCAATTTCAAAAATTCTTTAGCATACTGTTCGGGAGTGATCCCTAACCGTTTCACAACGTCAAGTTGCGACTGCTTAAGTTTGACTCTTTTGGGAGCCGTACTTCTTGAAGCCGGAGCAACTACTGGCGCAGATTTGGGGCGCGTTTGCTGAGGTTTTTGATCCTCAATTTCTTCTTCTCCATCTACATCTTTGAAGTAGTCTGGAAAAGAACGCCGTACTGCTTTGTCAATACGACGAAAATATTCTTCAGTGCCATTAAATTTCTGCCCAAACTCGTCAAGCAGTTCTTCATGTACACCATAAGCAAAACTGGACATTGCCTTATGTCTGGGGCTGCCAAACCAAGGATTCTTCTCAAGCCACTCTGCGGTTTTTGGCTCCAGCGGAGCGGCTTCAGGTTTACTTTGAAGGATTTGTACTTCTTTTTCAGGCATTTGTAAAGTAGGTTTGAAGTCATTTGCCTGTTTTAGTGAAAAAGTAGCCTCAGTAATCTTTACCTGTGCAGCGGCTAAAGCCTCTCCATCGCCAGCGTCATACGCGGCTTTGTACTCAGCTTTCGCCATCTCCAGTGCCCGGGAGGCGGCATCCTTGGCTGTATCGGCATAAATTTTCTCGCCTTCAGTCAGCCTAGATTTAAGCCGTTTGTTCTCCTCGATAGCCTGTCTGGCTACGGTTAGGGCCTCCTCACGCTCGCGGGCGGCTCGTTCTTTCTCCCTCCGCTCATCGTGATAGACCTTCTTCATCTGTTTGAGCTTGGACTTGACCTCTTCGTCATATTTGTCCAACTCGTCTTGGTCTAGCTTATCGACCAACTCCTTGGGCATTGGCTGGCGACCACGATCCTCTTCAGGCGTATCGTCCTCAACCTCAATATCTACTTGAGATTTAGCCTCTACCTCTTTTTCTACGGGTTTACCCTTATTAGGAACAAACCCTTCGTCTACATCTACTTCATATTCATACTTTTCTTCAGCCATTTTGGGGCTCCTTATTTACGTGAAATACCGCGTGGATCCTCGACTACTCCCTCAACGGAGTCATCATTGATAATCCTGAACTCTCGACCATGGATCTTTAGCCGTGTACCTGCATGGGGGCGCACGAGAATAAAATCCCCTTCCCTACACCAAGGTCCTGATGGGAACCTTGCGGCATCCTTATAGCAATCCGGCCCCATCTTTACGACAAAAAGAACCGTTGTTAGGAGTTCTTCGTGCTGGAGAGTCAGGTCAGATTTAAGGATTCCGCTTTCGTACTGCTCGTCTATATTAGGAATCCCGCACAAAATGCGGTATCCAGAGGGGTCTGGCAACTGTTTGGCTTTCCTATCGTCGGTGTCCGGTAGTACTGTTGCCTCGTTTGGGTCATCGGGGTTTGTGCCGATTAATAATTCACTCATCAGAGTTTTCCATCCTTTCTGCTGTTTCTATAAGAATATTGTTTGCGATTAGGAGTCCGCGATAGATCCCGCAGCCATATTGGTAGGCCCCAAAATCTTTTGCATTACCTAAAACCGTGTCCTGCTCTATTACCTTCATTTCCTCTCGTATCTTGTCTGAAAGATACTTGAGTAGGTCATTGCTCATTTACTCTCCTTTTTAGGTTGTTTGGATTCTTTTAATACTTGCCCCATCTGTAGGCCAAGTTTTATGCCCTCTGCCTGATCTTTAGAAGCCTTTTCGTCTTTAGCCCGGGCTATTTGAGACCCGAGTTTGGCTCCTTCTATCTCAGCCTGAGTGGCAATCCGTAGCTTCTCAACCTCTAGTTGATCGGCCTTAGCGGCTGCATCCATAACGTCTTTTTGTGCTTTACGCTGGACTTCTGCCTGTTTGATCTGTAGCTCCTGCATCTGGATCTGGGTAAGCGGGTTCTGTGCTTCAGCGGCGGCCTGCTGTTGAGCGGCCTCTGCCTGATCCTTCTGTAAGAGTTTGGCTGCGCCCCTAGCTGCCAAGCGAGAAATAGCCAACTCGTACTCTTCCGGCAAATCTTGATCCGGCGGGGGCAATTCTGTACCTATTTGCTCTTCCATCTCCTTGCGGTACTGGAACGCCACATGCTCTTGTATGTGAGCCATTGCTGCCGCCTGAATCTGCCCAGCCATCGGGTTCTGACCAATCAACTGTGCTATTTTCGGGTCCTGCATAGCCATTAAGTGGACCGTGATATGTGCCTCATGGTCTTGGTAGATAAACGCCTTGACTGGCTTGCCATTAATAACAGCCATGTTCTCGGATATCGGATCACGCGGTTTCTGGTCTTCCGGCATCGGAATTAGTTTCTCGGCGTTCTTAATACCCAGCACCTC